CAGTCGTGACCACGACGATGACAATGTGGACAATAGACTGTATGTGTTTGCAGAGAACGACAAGTTTGGTGCGGGCGCCAGTTTTGCGCTCAGTGAATTAATATCTGACATAGGTGGAGATTTGGGCAGTGGCGTCAACGATGCGGGTTTGGTTGTTGTGCCTCCTTACTTTATCGACAAAACAACATAGGATTTAAACAATGGCAAGACAAGAAGTAAACATTGGCGTTGAAGGAAATGACGGAACTGGCGATAGTATTCGCGAATCGTTTAGAAAAACGAACGAAAATTTTCAAGAACTATATGCAGTATTCGGCCAAGGCGGAACCATTAGGTTTACAGCATTAAGTGACACTCCTGACGAGCTAACTCCTAATACTATTCCTTTAGTAAATGATGCAGGAACTTTTGTTCAGCTAGTTGAGCTTGCATCTAACTCTGCACTTGACGAAACCAAAGACGATACTATTACATTCAGCTATGATGCAGCAGGAAAGTTGGTAATTTCCACAGAATTTACTCAATTAGCAGATGATACCTCACCTAGTTTGATTGCTCCGTTGAATGCCGCAACAAAAGGTATTGGTCGTGTTTCGATCACCAGCGATGCCGCTGAAGAATTCAATGATATACACGGCACTGATATTACTGTGGACGATCTAGTTATTACGAAAGGATATGCTGATAGAAGATATATTACCACAGGACTGCCAATTAGAATATCTGAAGAACCAGGAACAGTTAGTCAATATTTCTTAACCATTAATAGATATGTTGGAGGTGATGTTGAAATTTTATCGCACGGCTTAGACAGCGGAGTAAATGGAACTCCATATGTTTACAATGCAGAAGACTCCGATGCGAACAATTTAACAACAGGTCAAACTTATTATATTAGATACAAAGATGATGATACTTTTACTCTTCACAACACACAAGAACAAGCACAGGAAGAAAGCAATTCTGTAGCAGAAACCACAAAGGTTGTTGCCAGTGGAACAATTGCAGTTGATGATGTTCATACACTTGTAGATGCAGCCTATGACGAAGATCTAGCAGGAAACTTTTTAGACAATGTTGCCATGCCTCGTAAGAGCATTGTTCGTCGACAAGGCGACAGCATGGAAGGAACTTTGTTTCTTAATGATCACCCGGGCGATCTTGCCGGACAAGGATTTCCTAATGGCATAGAAGATCTACAAGCTGCTACCAAATTTTATGTTGACAACACTTCTTATAGTTCTCCTTCAAACTTGTTTGTAAGCACACAAGGCAACGACAGCATGCCTGGCGTTCCTGAAGGCAAAGAAGGATCATCATTTACCTACTCCTATCGCACTATAAATGCTGCGGCCCAGAGAGCAGAAGAAATGATTGCAGCATCACCTGCAGAACCTGGGCCGTACATGCAAACAATTACCAAAGACGGCGGTGACACTGATGCAACTGTTGTTGATGCAGATGTTGATACAGCAGTTTTTGAACAAGCTAGAAATTTAATAGAACAAAATCGTGACTACATCATCAATGAAGTAACAGGTTTCATAGCATATACCTATCCAGACTTTATTTATAATGTTGATGACTGGGAAAATGATCTACTGCAAATTCTAAAATCAATTGAATTAGATATAAACAGAGGTCAAAATGCAAACTACTTGACTAGATTAACTGCTCAAAGATACTACGCCAGTTCAGAAGGTAGATTAAAAGTTACCACACAAGTAAATCAAACTTCTGCGTATATAACATTTGCTAAAAATCTGGTTAATTCTATTTTAACCAATGATCTATTTCAAGCAAAGAATATCACAGCTATCAGCAAAGATGCAATACCTCTGGTCACTACATCAACAAACCACGGATTAGCCGACGGAAACCAAGTAATATTCAAAGATGTAGGCGGCATGGTTGAAATAAATGATGCAACTGTGTATGTAAAAGTTATTACCAATCAAAGTTTTGAATTATTTACTGATTCAAATTTGACCATTCCTTTTGATAACAGCGGATTTACAAATTATACCACAGGCGGCATAATTGGATTGATTTACCAAACTGACGAAGAACAATTCTTTGACACAGTAGATGCTGATTCGCAGGCAGTTTCAGGAATTGCAGATAAATTTGATCTTGTTATAGATATCATACAAGACGGTATTAATGCAGGTGTTGGTATAGTTTTTGGAAGTACCTATAAAGTAGTTGTTGACAACGGTGCATTAAATTTTGTTGACCAAGCTAATCCTGCAAATACAGATACTTTACCGGGCAAGGTTCTTCGAGGAAAAATATCAGGCGCTTATGGTCAGATTGTAAGTGTAACCAACAACGATCCCAGTGAAAGCGGCAATGATACATTTCAATTACATTTATTATCTCCTGAAGATTTTATTGCAAACGAACCACTTGAATACGGAAACTTTGTAAAAACCAAACATGTAACTATTTTTGTTGAGTCAGGTATCTACGAGGAAGACTATCCTATTAGATTGACAAAAAATGTTTCGTTGAAAGGCGATGAATTCCGTAGAGTAATAGTTCGACCTAAAAAAAGAGTTTCACAATCTGTTTGGTCAGATCTATATTTTTACAGAGACAGTGAGTTTGACGGGTTAACTGTTGCAAGTCAAGGCACAGATTTTCTCAATCAGATAAATGAAGTGCAAGGATATTTTGGAAGACACTATTTAACTGATCCTACCATCGATGTAAATGTCGGATCCACTATAACAAATGCAGGCAGTTACACTAATGCATCAAACATAATTAAAGCCAATAAAGAATTCATTCAAGAAGAAGTTATTGAATATATTGATACTACATACCCTGCATTAAGTTATACAGAATCTAAGTATCGCCGTGATATAGGACAGGTAGTTGATGCTCTAGTTGCAGACTTAATTGCAGGCGGCGACGAATTTTCATTAGAGGCACAAGGTGAATACTATACAGGCCTTGTCAATGGAGAATTTACTGGAGCAGAGACTGAGACTGAAGACGCTGTTCAACATATTGCAACCCTTTCAGCTCTGCTTCTAGCAGGAACTGCTCCTACTCAAAACGGCAATGAAGCACCGGACATAAGTCTAGGAAGCGGAGAATCAGGCACAGTATCTATCGTAGGCAATTTAATTGATAAAGTGGCCTTTGCATTTGATGCAGCATACAATCCTCCAAAACGAAATGATGAAATAGATGTATTTTTACTTGACGACGCAACTATTGTGAGAAATGTAACTGCACAAGGTCACGGTGGATTTATGTGTGTTCTTGATCCAGAAGGACAGATTTTAACCAAGTCACCTTACATACAGACTGGATCTAGTTTTTCACAATCATTAAATCGCAAGGCTTTTAGAGGGGGTATGTTTGTAGATGCCTATGTAGGAAATTTACCAGCAACTATTCCTAATACCATTGATCCTGGTCCTAATCTTGGAGGTCCTCAAAGTGGTAAAATCAACGACTTTACTCTTTGGATTCAAAGTGATCCTGGTGAAGGTCTAAGAGTTAGACCTCCTCAGTTGCCTTGTCCATTCTACATAGATGGTAGAAGATTTCAGGTAAATGCTATTTCTGATTATGATCAAGCCAACGGTTGGTGTAAAATTTATCTAGATGCAGATTCAAACAGTGGCGACGGATACGATGAAAGTCAATTTGATACCGATCCTGGTGTAGTAGAAAGGGACATTTTCCTACAAACCGCAGGTAATCGATCTATGCTTGCCAATGACTACACCCAGATCAACGATCTAGGATATGGCTTGGTTTGTACCAACGGAGCATTCTCAGAGCAAGTTTCTACATTTACATACTATTGTCATATAGCGTACTATGCAAAAAATGGATCTGAGATTCGTTCGCTGAACGGATCAAACGGATATGGTAATTTTGGTTTGGTTTCTGAAGGAGCAGATCCAAATGAGGTACCTGATCAAGTAACTCTTAGAGATAATATGTTACAGTCCGTGAAGGCCTTCACAACTTCAACTTTTGCTAACGCATTTGACGAGCCTAGTATCACAGTTACAGATTGTAAAATTCCTCCATTGGCTAACAGTTTAATCACCATAGATCACGGCGGATCAGTTGGAATACTTAACTACAAAATAGCAAATGTAGATAATCTATCTGACCAAGACGGAGACGGTGATGTAGGCGAAGCCGGTGATGTAATAGTTACTGGCTTGGAATCAATTAACACCATAGGCGCAGCAGATCCTAGTAGAACGGCTGGAACCTATGAAGGTGTGTCCCAGACTTCTTCGACCGGCAGCGGTTCTGGTGCAACTTTTAACATAACCATAGATGGTGCAGGCGATGCTACAGTAACAGTGGTTCGTCCGGGTTCTGGTTACGCTTCAGGAGATGGTATTGTCATTAGTGCCGCAGATATCGGTGGTACCGGATCTAATTTAACTTTTAATGCAGACGGAGTATACGGAGCAGGAACAACTAATGTTTACAATAATCTAGTTTATAAATTAGACATAACCGGCGACGATGTTCAACCAGACGATTTTTACAACACACTGCAAGACACAGTTGCAGACAGCACTATTATAGAATATAGAAGCAGTAAAAACTTTATTTTTGATGCTGTGAACTCGCCAGGTACACTGGTTACTAGACCGAGCACGGCTGTTAACTTCGATGAAAGCGATGCAATAACCTATAGAAGTATTAGTTTTGCTACAACTGATGATGTAAATACCAGTCTAGGTGCCGACGAAATTTTAACTACATTTGAAATAGAGTTTGACTATGCGGAAGTATCTGTAGATACCACTAATTTATCAGGCGGAAATGGCAGTGCTCAAGGTGATACATCTATTGCAGTACAAACAAATATTACCAACGATGACATTGCGAGAATTACCAGAGATGTAAACGGCAATCAACCAGGCGATCCTGGCTATTCCGGTGGTATGATTTTTGTATGGGATGGTAAAACTCACCAAGTTACAGGTGTAACTGATAACACAACATACTATACCATTGACTTTACTGATGTGGCAAACACAAATATAAACACAAGTTACAGTGGATCTGGTTTAAACAGTGGTGTACCTGCAACAGCCAGAGAAATTAAACTAGGACTTTCGGATGGTGCTACTGCTGAAATAACTATTGCTATTTCTTTGCTTAGAGCAACTGGTCACGATTTTACACAGATTGGAACAGGATCGTTCAATGACAGCAACTACCCTAATGTTCTGCTAGGAGAACCTGAAAACTCTCTGGCTGATTTTTACAGTGATTCTCCAAGTGCAACAAATGCACAGGTATGGGAACGCAGAAAAGGTCGTGTATTCTGGGTAAGCACAGATCAATTTGGATTTTTCCGTGTAGGCAAGTTTTTCAATGTAGACCAAGCCACAGGAACCGTTACCCTTGCAGGTGAACTTGGATTATCAAATGCTACTCAACTAGGATTTACTAAAGGAGTAACCATTGACGAATTCTCTGCAGATGATGCGTTTGCAGACGATTCAGGTACGGCTGTACCCACTGAAAAAGCAATTGGTTCTTACATCAGTCGTAGACTAGGCTTAAATATCGCCGGCAGTGAAATACAACCTGCTCCGACTGGGAACAGGATTGGCCCTGGATTCCTTCCATTAAATGGTATAATTGAAATGGAAGGCGATTTAGATATGGGGTCTAACAAGATAGAAAATCTTGCAACTCCTGCAAATCTGTCAGATGCTGCTAACAAAGCATATGTAGATGATAAGGTCAGTGCATACGACGAATTAAACGATCTTAGAGATGTAGAAATTAATAATCCAGCACAGAATGATCTACTTGTTGCCACTGGCTATAAGCGTATATATGTAGATCTTGCAGGTGCAGGTGTTTGGAACAAGGGCAATGATATCTATATCAATGGCGCATCGCCTGGTTCAACGCCAAGTGGTACAATAATTGATATAGAATCTTACACCGACGAAATCTTAGGCGCTCTTAGTATTGTGACATATTCAGCGGATCTAGGATCTTTTTCAACTGGAGATACTTTAACTAACGGATCAGCAACAGGCAGCATTGTAGACGGACCTGTTGATGAATTTGCAAATGCATCAGAAAATTCATCCAGTGTGATAAATGTTACCGTGGAAAGATCGGCCGGAGGAAAAGCCACATATGATTTACAGATTGAAAACGACACCATTGTAAATGCTGATGTAAATTCAAGTGCGGCAATTGCACAAAGCAAATTAAATATGAACGCTGCTACCACTAGGGCAAATGCAACTGGAATTGCACAATCTGATCTAGGTCTTGTTAGCTTTGACAGTGGAGATTTTAGCGCAACAGACGGATGGGTTACCTTAAAAACAAACGGCATTGATTTAGATGATATACAGCAACTTGACAGTTTGACTGTGATTGGTAATAAAACATCATCGTCTGCAACTTCGACCGAAGTGTCATTTAGCGATGTTGTAGATCTTGGTCTAGGTCTTGAAGACAAAGACTTTGCCAACAGTGAAATAGATCAAATTACTGGAACTATTTTAACTCTAAACGGCGAGATTACTGTGTCTGATGGGGAAACTATTACACAAGCATCCTCTGGAGCGCAAGGCACAGTTCAAGGTGCGGTACACAGTGAAAATAAACTTGTTTTGGTAAACACCAGTGGCTCATTTAATACTACCAATCAACTGACAGCATCAAGCACTGGCGCACTGGGTGCTAACAGTGTGCCTTCTTTGGTATCCACTGGAGCTTCATTGTTAGGAAGCACACTGGTTAAAATCACCGACGAAGTATACGGAACTACTCCGATATCAATCTCAAACAGTGGAGACAGTATTGCTCGAAGAACCAGCTCAGGTGCAATACAAGCCAACAGTTACATTATAGGCGGTAACAGTAATTACGAAGTGCTTGCAGAAAGTTCAGGTACTTTGATATTCAAAACACCAGGACAAGGTACAATCTTAACATCAAGTGGGACAACGAAACCCACTATTGATACAGGCGGATTAATTAATGTTGGCGATATTGGAAATACAGCATCAAATCAAAGTACCCTTCAACAAGGTAGTAGTTACTCCAGTGAAGTGTCAGGATTAGCAGCTAGATGGATTTACACATCGTTTATTGAAGCGCCAGGCGAGAAAGACATTAACGGAACAGGTATAGGCATAGGCGCAGGAACAGGATTTGCAGGAGCTGCCGCAGATGTTATACAAATAATCACAGGCGGTGATGTTAGACTACAGGCCAGCAATGCAACCACAACTATTACCAATAATGCAGACATTGACGGCAGTTTGAATGTAGACGGTGCAACTACACTAAATGGAAATGTAACCCTGGGCAATGCATCTGGAGATAATCTAGTATTTTCAGGCAGAGTAAACTCTAACATATTACCTAGTTCCAATAATACGAGAAATATTGGGCAAGGCGGAGGATCACCTCTTAGATTTAACACAGTGTATGCAACTATTTTTGACGGTACTGCAACCACTGCTAGATATGCTGACTTGGCGGAAAATTATCTCGGAGACAAGCCATACGAATCGGGCACTGTACTTGTATTTGGAGGGACAGCAGAAGTAACAACTACAAACAGCAAAGGAGATCATAGAGTAGCAGGAGTTGTATCTACCAACCCAGCTCATTTAATGAATAATGAATTGCAAGGGGAATCTGTTGTTGCAGTAGCGTTACAAGGTCGAGTTCCGTGTAAAGTGCTTGGTGTTGTACACAAAGGCGATATGCTGGTAACTAGTGCAATACCTGGGTATGCTATCGTTAATAACACTCCAGGAGTAGGAACTGTAATTGGTAAAGCTGTCGAAGAAAAATTAGACGACAGTAAAGGAACCATAGAAGTAGTTGTTGGACGAGTGTAATAAATACATTGAGCGGAGATTAAAATGGCATTAGAAGTAGTTAACATAGGTAATATTGCAAATGACGGCACAGGCGATGATCTCCGTGAAGCCTTTAGAAAAGTAAACGACAACTTTGAAAACATTGATCTAAGAGTAACACAAGTTACTGTAGAACCTGTAGCAGGTGAAAATCTTGGTGCAGTTGGGGAAGGTCTGTACACCAGCACACAAGATTCTGTTCTCAAATTTAAAAAAATAATCGGTGGAGCTAATATTAGTTTAACCGCAACAGATTCAAGTATTACATTGGATGTTCCTACCTTTTTGGATCAATTAATTGCTGTTACGGACAGTGGCAGTGTTGTGGTTCAAAACGGTCAAACAATGACTGTTACCGGCGGACCAGGTATTACAACTGAAGCATCGGGCCAAAGTCTAATCGTAAAAGCAGGTGACGGTATACTTTCTCAAGATACTACTCCTTCGTTGTCAGCAAACTTAAATGCAAACAGTCAGGATATATTAAATGCCAATAACATAGTAGCTAATACCTTTTCTGGTGCATTAGAAGGATTAGTTTACGGAGTGGATGTTAGAGATCTAACACCATTTTTAACCGGATTTAATTTTGGTGAGATTAATCCGGTATATGATAATGCACTGGAGTTTTTACTTTCTCAAATCGATGTTGACTTTGGAGCATTTGTTGGACCCGATGTCAATCCAGTTGTTGTAGATCAAGGTTCTTTTGTTTAATATTACACGATAAATACTTTAGTATCAGGAACAAAGTATGTCAACATTATGGTCTCAGCCCTCAGGAACTTTACTATCTACATTACAGGAACGAGTAACTACATCTGTAGCACTTCCTCTTACAGAAAATAACGCAGTTGTTTCTATTATAAGCGGTGATATTCCTCGCGGAATGAGACTAGATGAGAACAATATAGTAGGCACTCCGTTCGAAGTTCCTAGAGAAACTGAATTCCGATTTGTTGCAAGGGCAACTTACAATGGAAGTATACAAGATAGAACCTATAAAATAGTAGTCCAAGGTGAAGATGCTCCAGTTTGGCTCACTGAAGAGGATCTTCTTCCAATTGGAAACAACAACACTTTTTATATTTTAGACAGTGCACCTATAGATTTTCAATTAGTGGCCACTGATACTGATACTGCCGCGGGCGAAGTATTAGAATACTTTGTAGGAAGCGGAGATGGAGAACTTCCTCCGGGTATACAATTGACCACTGACGGACGGCTAGTAGGTGTAGTGGATCCAATTCTAGCACTAGATAAGGCCAGTGGAGGAGGTTTTTACGATACCAACGGTTTTGGTTCGTATCCTTTTGATTTTGGACTTAAATCTAACAATGGCTTTGACAGTTTCTTTTACGACACAACAATATATGATCTAAGTGTGCCCAGCAGAAGTCCTAAAAAACTTAATCGTTATTATCAGTTTACCGTAAGTGTCAGTGATGGCGATACTATCAGCAGAAGAACTTTTAGAATTTTTGTAGTAGGCGATGACTTTTTACGAGCCGATAATACTATTATGCAGGTTGCTAATGGAGTATTCACTGCTGATAACACATACATAAGAACACCAATTTGGTTAACTCCGGGCAATCTAGGATTTCGCAGGGCAAACAATTATGTTACACTGTTATTAGAAGTTATAGATGTAAACACACTCAGTGGTGTAATTAATTACACCTTACAAGAGTTCAATGATGACAATTCGTTGAGTGAATTACCGCCTGGCTTAGAATTAGATACTGTGAACGGCATTGTTGCAGGCAAAGTTCCCTATCAACCAGAGGTAACAAAACAATACAAGTTTACTGTGAGAGCTTTGAGAACAATTGCCAACGAAGAAGAAACTGCATTCAAAGATAAAACATTTACAATTACTTTGCTGGGTGATGTTGATTCTACTATTACTTGGATGACCGATCCAGATCTAGGAGATATAAGCTCAAATTATATATCAACCCTGAAAGTTGAAGCAGAAACCACAGTGCCTAATGCCAGGTTGTTATATAGTTTAACGGAAGGTAGACTACCTCCAGGATTAACACTGAGTTTTGATGGAGAGATACTAGGAAAGATCAACAGTTTCGGCACCCCGGACAGTTTAGGGCTTACAGTTTTTGACAGTGCAGAAATGACCTTTGACGGAAATACTACCACCATTGACAGAGATTATATATTCACCGTCAGGGTGCAAGACCTCTTCGGCTATAGTGCCATTGAAAGAGAATTTACTGTTAGTGTAAGTGACCCCGATGATAAGTTATATTCTAATTTATATCTAAAGCCTTTCTTAAAACAGACTCAAAGAACAGAATATATTAGACTGGTCAGTGATCCTGAAGTGTTTTTACCAGAATACATATATCGTCCCAATGATACTAATTTTGGTATTCAACGAGACATCAAAATATTACTGTACGCAGGAATCGAAACTAAACAAATACAAGAATATGTTGCGGCTAGTGCAAAAAATCATAAAAGAAAAAAATATAAACTAGGCGAAGTTAAAACAGCAGTTGCAAAAACTCCGGGAACAAATGACATTGTTTACGAAGTGGTATATGTAGAAGTAATAGATCCGGCTATGCCTAGATCAGGAAAAACAAGAAAACAATTTAACATCAATACCAAAAAAGAAATTAAAGTTAGTAGTGTATCTTACAACAGCGATGACGACAACACAGGTTTGCAAAATCTAGAGCCTAGAAGACTAGGACCTGATACATCGAATACTTATAAAGTAGACAGTGACGCACTATTAGCTAGTCAAAGTTTAGATAATAGAAGATATATTTCTAATATTAGAAATATGAGAGACAACTTACAAGACATCGGCGAAACTGAAAGAAACTTTTTGCCTCTTTGGATGAGAACTGCTCAAGAAGACAGTATTCAAGAATTAGGATATGTACCTGCTATACCATTGTGCTATTGTAAACCAGGAACAAGTAAAATAATTGCAAATGCAATTAACTTTAATAACTTTAATTTTAGTCAGTTTGACTTGGATATTGATAGATATTTGATTGACAGCACTACAGGAATATCAAATGAACAATATATCCTATTCGCAAATTATCAATTTAACGCATAAACACACTAAATATATGCAGGAGAAAAAAAATGGCCAGTAATATTATTTCTACAACAATCGATCAAGAATATCCGGTGGCAGGTCAAGACAACGACAGTCAGGGATTTCGTGATAACTTTTCGGTAATTAAAACAGGTCTAGCAACTGCTTCGACAGAAATTACCGATCTTCAAAACAACACAGCAAAAAAGAACGAAAACAATGACTTTAACGGTAACAATATACAAGAAGCTAATTTTGTTGCTACCACAGAAGAAGTAAGATCTAATGGTAATGTCACTGCAAATCAAAATATAAGCTTTACTGCTGGCCATTATCAAACAATTCAAGTTGGAGAAGACATTACTTTAACACTAACAGATTGGCCAGACAGCGGAGTAATGGGCAGAATTAGATTGGTTATTACCAAAGACGGTCAAGTTTCTTCGCCTGGTCCTAATAGAACAATAACCTGGAGTGTAGGAGGCGGCGGCAGTTTAAAAACTAACAATGGTTGGCCTAGCCCATTTGTACTTGATTCCGATAATATCAACGATCCTATTGTTGTAGACTTTTGGACATCTGATTCTGGTATCACTGTTTACGGATTATATCACGGTGAATTTAGCTAATGTTTAATCCTTTAGTGGATCGGATTGATGATCTAACAGATACAGAATTAGAAAACAAAATTAATGATCTTTCTAAAAAATATTTTATGAGTAAAAATCCTCAAGTACATTCACAAATAGCTGCAATACTTGATATGTATAAAGAGGAGCTTCGAGCCCGTCGTGCTAGAGCACAACTAAAACAACAAAATAATAATGACGACGATCTTGACAATCTGATCAATATCAGTTAATATAGCTAAATGCTTATAAAAACAGATGAACTAGGTATTCCACGATTCTCTAATCGCGATCTTATCGATATGATCTATTCAGGTCATGCAGATAAAGTGCATGTAGTATTGTGTGATGCCGACGACGATATAGACAAGTTCAATGCCGCTATGGAAGAACAGGGTCTAGACAAACTACAAAAGTATATTCCCTTAGATGTAGATCAAAAGACTTTTGACAGTGTATGTCAAAGTGAATGGTTTATGCCTGAAGAATACAAAGAACTAGACATTGGTGCTCACATCATGCACAAGCTCATAGAAAAAACTGAAATAACTGAAGCATATGTAATGCAAGATACATCAGAATGGGCTAGAGTATTAAAAGAACTTGCAGAGTTTGAAAGACGCGGAATGAACGACTTGCTACGCTATATGGTTTATCTTGTAGACTACATGCGTGAGAACAACATTGTATGGGGTGTAGGTCGCGGAAGTTCTGTAGCATCGTATGTGCTGTATTTAATAGGTGTGCATCGCATCGATTCAATTCAATATGGCCTTGACTGGCGAGAGTTCTTACGATAAATATGCGTAGTTAATAGGAGGTATTATTATGCCAATGAAACAAACAGGACGCAAGGTTTACAAATCAATGCAGGGTAAGACCATTGATATGGATCTATTGCGTCAAAGAAATGAACTAACTCCAGCGGTTGGTAATGCTAGAGTAAATGCCAGAGGCGACGAATTAGGTCCTGGAGGGCAAATCATTCGTAAGAGAGAGGATGTCTTAAAGGATTACTATGAAGATTCTAACAAAATGCCTGATGTAAATCCTGTAAAGAAATCTCAATCAGCAAGCACAGAAAAAGATTTAACCGACGACTGGGAAGAACCAGACGAACAATGGGTTGAAAACGAAGACGGTGATTTTGTTAAGAAAGGTGAATAATGACTTTAAACATCAATAAAATTCAAGTTAAAAAAATAAAAGCCATAGGAAATCGTGTGTTGGTTACAGACATGAATTTTGGTGAACAAAAGACTTCTGGAGGAATTGTTCTTACCAGCGACGATGGAAAGTCCCGAGGAATTTATCCTCGCTGGGGCAAGGTATATGACAAAGGTCCAGACAATTGCGACGATTATAAAATAGGACAATGGGTATTAGTAGAACACGGTCGCTGGACACGCGGCATCGGTTTAGAAACCAATGATGGCGATATTGAAGTAAGAATGGTAGAAGCCGAAAGTATTCTAGCAGTTTCTGACGAACCGCCAAGTGAAGCAAACATTGCAAAGGAATACACACACGGCGATTCTGCAAATTTTAGACCAGAAGATTTTGGAGCTGTATAATGACCAATCTATTTGAAGATATAGATCGATTTCAAACAGCGTGTGACCAAGAGCCCAGTGAGGCAAACTATGCCATGTATCTTGACCTTATTCAAGAAGAAATGCGTGAACTTGTAGATGCTGTGGCAGAAGATGATCGTGTTGAACAATTAGACGCACTTGTTGACATTCTAGTTGTAACACTAGGTGCTATTCGCACAGGTGGCTTCGACGGGGAGGGTGCCTGGGAAGAAGTAATGCGTACAAACTTTGCAAAGATTGATCCAGAGACTGGCAAGGTACGCAAGCGTGAAGACGGGAAAGTGATGAAACCAGAGGGATGGACTCCTCCTAATCTCAGTCCGTATGTTGCCTAAAAAACCGGATCGAGTAGCAGATAACCCACTGGCATTGCCGTATGGCAGTAATGTAGGTGCTCCTAGTATAACTGTGCCCGATGTAGCAAAATTCAAGGAACGAGTTCCTCTTGCTAATCATCATCTTAATACTCGCTTAGAAGAATTAAAAAAAGAATACGAAGAGCTTTTATCTCTTGCTCAAGACACAGAACTTTGCTATAATGCGAAATATAACTTTATTCCAATAGTAGGTGAAACTTATTATCTATATTGGACAGGAGAAGAATACATGCTCAGTCTTATAGAACCAGAACGCTGGAACAGATACGAATTTATAGGAGCATTTATTCACGGTACTAACAATACTTGGCAAAGGCAAGAATGAATGGCAACACACGGAATGATTGATTTAGAAACACTGGGGGTAGAGCCTGACAGTGCTATACTAACCTTGGGTGCTATTAAATTTGATCCGTTTTCAGACGCAGAGCCGCACAGTCCTTTATATCTAAAAGCAAATTTAGAAGAACAAACTGAAGTCTTCGGCAGAAGCATCGACGACAATACTCTTGCTTGGTGGTCAAGACAACCGCAAGAAATACAAGACGAAGCATTTGGTGAAGATGTAGAACGAGTAGGCATACAAAGCCTGCTACAGCAACTAAACAGATGGTGTGTAGCATTAGACTATATTTGGTGTCAAGGTCCTACATTCGACTTTGTTATTTTACAGCATCTTTACAAACAGGCAGAAAAACCTGCACCATGGAACTATTGGCAGATTAGAGATAGTAGAACTCTTTTTGCTATGATGCCAGTGGATCCAAGAAAGGCTATACAAGAAAGTCTTCACAATGCATTAGCCGATTGTTATTATCAGGCTAAATGTGTACAGCAATCATATAAACATTTTGGAGTTAAGGCAAGATAATGCAAGACCTATGGGTAGAAAAATATCGACCTAAGACAGTTGACGGCTATGTGTTTCGTGACGAAGCACAACGAAAACAGGTACAAACTTGGATCAAAGACAAGACAATTCCGCACTTGCTATTTTCAGGCAATGCTGGAATCGGAAAAACAACGCTGGCAAAATTGTTGTTCAACGAGCTAGACGTCAACGACTTAGACATTTTAGAAATCAACGCTAGCCGCACAAACTCAGTAGATGATGTTCGTGACAAGATTGTAAACTTTGTGCAGATGATTCCTTTTGGTGACTTTAAGGTGGTGTTGCTAGATGAGGCTGATTATCTATCGCCAAACGCACAGGCTGCACTGCGTGGTGTAATGGAAGAATATCACACCACAGCAAGGTTCATCCTAACCTGTAACTATCCCAACAGAATTATTCCTGCACTACACAGTCGTTGTCAAGGTTTTCATATTGCTAAGATTGATCAAACAGAGTTTACTGCTAGGGTCGCTGAGATTCTTATCACAGAAGGAGTAGTTCCAGATCTAGATATTTTAGACACTTATGTAAAAGCAACATATCCTGACTTGCGTAAATGTATCAATATGGTGCAGATGAATGTACAGGATAAGAGTCTACTTGCTCCGCACGAAGGTGACACAGGAGAACAGGATTGGAAGCTGGATATGGTGGAACTGTTCAAGGCAGGCAAGATTGCGGATGCTCGTAAATTGTTGTGTGGCGCAGTGCGACCAGAAGAAATGGAAGAAATCTATCGTTGGCTCTATGACAATATAGAATTGTTTGGTGATATTGAACAACAAGATCAAGCAGTATTAATTATTAAACAAGGGTTGGTAGATCACACTCTTGTCGTAGATCCAGAAATAAATCTTGCGGCTGTATTAATTAGATTAGCGAGGTTATAATGACATA